TGATGATTGGCGATGCTAGATGCTGGAAGCCAATCAATCTTGGGATATTCTATCTTGGTTCCCGGTGACGTAATAGGAAGGCACACCGGCGCACGTTGTGCGGAAACTACTCAGTGCGAGCGCATTGCTGGCTGGGAGTATGTAGGCATGGTTCACCTGGCCTGCGGAGTGATGACCCGCAGGAATTGGTCGCGTGCCGAACGCCCCCTAAAGGGGGCTGAACCTGCATTGTCTGCGGTGGTGTGACCGAGGCAATGGGGCAGTCCGTGGTGTAGTGGGAACCTACTGCACGGCCGTGGTGTCGGATTACTATGACACGCTAAATTTCGATGACTGCTCCCTTATGGTCTGAGCATCCGAGTGGCAGCGTAGATTGGTAGCAACCCGTGAATGAGTCCAGAAAGGAAAAGTATGGCTCTATCGACGCGTTTTCTTTCCTGGGGTGGTGCCCCCTATGCACCAAAACACATTTTATATCTCGAGCAATCAACATGGTGACAAACAAGGATCAAAACGTTTCTCACCTACAAACGCCCCTCCGCCGGTTTCTCCTAGACTCGGTTGGAGGGCGACTGCTCCAGGCCGTCACTTTGCCTGTATGGATTTTCCCGTATGGGTGTTATTTGATGGCTGAAAAATGTATTGATTGTGTGACCCCCCAATTGTCCGATGAGGACGACCAAGCAGTGGTCGATCTTCAGAGGGAGTATGAGTCATGGGCAAGGTCTGACCTACCACTTAGCCGCCAAATGGTTGAGTATGAGAGGGATGTGGCTGAGGAGAAAGCCGTTGATGATGCTCTTGATCTCCGGATCAAACAGCTCGAGGCACTCCACACCCACGCCAACTCAATCTCCCGAGTGCGTGTTAAGCTGGGGACTATGACCCGTGATGCTCTCGAAGCGCAGGAGTTGGGCCAGCAGATGGAGATCGCAGGTCTCAGATCTGACCGTGCCCAAAGGAGACGCAATATTCCCAAGCCCCGGGACACTTGGAAGGAGCGGCAACAGCTCATTGCCGAACAGGACTCCATTGAGCAGGCGCGCTACGAGGCCGAGATGCGTAGCGTGCGATTGCCGGGTGAGCCGGCCCCTCGCCGTAGGAGGATCGCTCACGCCGGGCTGTTCGACGCTGTGGACTATTGTAAGTCCCAGATCCCCCACCGCAGCAAGCCTAGTGAGGCCTTGCGGCACAGCATGCGTGAGCTGCTTGTACGATACATGCAGAAGCGTGACTGGAGAGCCGCTGACATTGCGCGGTGGGTGGACACAGCTGTCGAGCTGGCACTAACCCCCTCAACTGACGAGATTGAGGCGCTGAAATGCGCACATGCTTCGTCAACTCGCTCTAGGAATGCCCAGAGCAAGGAGTTGAGGGGGGGGGTGTCTCAGTGTTAGGGCTGCGCGTGTAGTATGCCGAGTATGGAGTACGATGGGGAATTGAGGTCGGTGATGACCCCAGAGTACCTCGAGCTCCATGCTCTCAAGGTGGCATACAGCATGCGCAGTCCGAAGCGCCGGATTCTGACCAGGTTTGTGGAGGTCGGGACCGGCGGGAAGAAGATGGTGTTCCACAATAGTGTGAATAATTTGCATGCCGCGATTATGGGGCGTGTATTTTATGTGAAAGGCGATGACGGGGTGCAGAGGCCACCACCCGAGCCTAGGGATCTGTCCCACCTCAAGCGATTCCTGAAGCGGTTGTCTAAGAAGATAACTTACGGGGGGAAAATGTCGTTTTCCGACTTTGTTGAGCAACGCTCCGGTCCGAAGAAGGCAGCATACCTCCGAGAGTTGGAAACTATGCACACCCGCATCACCTCTTGGCGCGACGAGCTCGCTAAGTTCTTCATCAAGGATGAGCTGATGGAGTTAAAACCAAAAGGTGATGGGACCTGGGAAATGAAAACACCCAGGTGTATTCGGCCAATGTCTGTTCGGCTGAACCTGTTGCTTGGTGTGCACATATCGCCGCTGGAAAAAGCGGTATATAGGGGGATAGATCGGTATTTGTCAGGCAAAAGTAACGTACGGCGAGTTGTTACTAAGGCCATGAACGTGTTCGAGATCGGTGAACTCCTGGCCAAGAAGTGGGCCGCGATTGATGATCCAATTTGTGTGCAGTTGGATTGCTCGCGGTTCTCCCAACATGTCCATGTTTCAACATTGGATGTGATGAGGGACTTCCTGGTCGGAGTGGCTGGTGAGAATACGGAGGACGGGAGGGATCTTAAGGCGCAATTGAATAGGCAACGTGTTGTCAAGTTCGTTGCGAGCGCTGCGGACGGCCAGATTACTGGCAAGGTGACGGGTACATTGTCGACGGGGTTATGAATACCTCATTGTATGGTGTTACCATAATGTGTGCTATGGTGCATGATGCGTGTTCTAGAGCGGGGATAAATCGCGAAATTTTCTCCGCAGGTGATGACACCAGTATCATATGCTCCCGTAAGGATTGGGAACTAATAATCCCCCACCTAAAACAGGTTGGTGTGGACTATGGGTTCACGATCAAGACGGAGAGTCAGACTGATTTTCTAGAAGGAATTGTGTTCTGTAGGATGTCACCTGTGTTCGACGGCACCTCATGGAGGATGGTCCGTGAGCCTAAGGATAGCATGATTCGCGATGCGATGACTGCGAAAACCATACCGACCGAGGACGTTTGGAATGAGCTCCGCGCTGCGAGGGCTCATTGCGGGACAGCTTTGACTGCTGGGTTACCTGTGCTACAAGAGTATTATGATATGCTTGGCAGGGGGACCACTGGTTTCAAGGAGTGCCGCGTTGATCACCATTCTGGCATGGTGAGATTGGCTGGTGGACTGGAAGCCAAACGGAGACCGGTAACGACTGCGGCGCGTGTGTCGTTTTTCAAGGCCTTCGGAATCAACCCGGAACGTCAAATGGCTCTTGAGAGTTTCTATAGGGGGCTGAACCCTAGTTACTCCCGCCGTTGCGAAAGATCATTCCTAGACACTTTCGACGAAACAAACCTGACTAATTTGGAGAACCCTTTCTCACAGTTATAATATGGCGAATAAAAATAAAAATAAAAATAAAAACGTGAAAAATAATAATAAAAGAGCCTCCGGAGGCGGGGGTAACAAAAAGAGAAACCGGCGCCGCGCTGCGGCGCTTGGCAACAACGGGGTTGGGCAAATCGGGGGTTATGCCCTGATGGTCGCCAACCCGTGCAGCGCTCAGCTCCAACCGGGGCTGTTCGGCTCTGAGGAGGGATTCCTCGGACGCTTTAAAACCAGTTACCCGTTACCCAGCGCTGCTGGAGCGACGTGCGGCTACGTTCTTTGGGCTCCGAATTACCACAATGGAGGAGTGAGTGGTGGGGTTGCAGGTGGCACGGGAAATGTGTTCATTTTCCAGTCCAACTCCCCCGGCAACGCTCCAACCAACACCACTGCTGTTAACTCGGCTTATGGTGCTGGTTTAACCACAGCGACTGTGACAGCGTCGACCATTCCGGACCCATCATATGGGTTCGTCAATGGGCTTACCTGTCGAGATGCGCGTACTATTAGCGCGTGCATCCGAATGGACTACTTGGGTGCGATTAGTTCAGTC